GTTTGCTTTTGGTCTTGCGAGTCACTTTCATTTGTGCTCTACGTTTTTGATCTATAGGACTATCACAATCTTTGGCGTTTCCGACCACTCGTCCACGTCTAGTACCACTTGTACAACGCCATTTTGTTTTTAGTTTGTTACCAGTTCTACTAAACACCATTTCATGTTCAGTAATGAATTCTTCTGCTCGCATTAACCAATTACCCAGGTAAGCGGTTGCGAACCATCAACATAGTTTTTCAATTCTTCAATCTTAGCATCCATGATTGACTGACCTTCTGCTTTCATTGCCGCACCGTTAAGTGCTGTGCCAGATTGTGGACCTGCAATGGTAGCAAACTTTTCACGAGCTTCGCCAATGATAAGTTTACATGCACCTACCATGTAGTCTTTAAACCATTGCGACGTTTGTATATCATTGAGAAGCTGTATTTCTGGGCGTAGGTTATATGCCCAAATTAGTATAGTTTCACCGCTACCTCGTGGATCACGTATAAGTTGCAGTTGTTTTGTGACAGGATTGAATGTGTAGTTAACAAAACCACCAAACATTCTTGCTGCTAGCTCTACGTATTGAGTGTAAAAATCATAGGTAGCTAGTCCCCCTGCTTGATTGTAATTCAACAAATATGTATTAAGAGTAGCACTGCTAAAAGGATCAAAACTTGTACTAAATGGACCATTCATATTGCCAATTGTACGACGAAATACTTGTCTTACACTTTGTACTTCTTGAGGAAGGGTATAGACATTTTCATCTTCTTTGAGCTCTAAAAAGTTATAACTTTCTTCATAGGCATTAGTAGCTCTTTGTCGGTATGTGCCAAGAGTTTTTTGGTATGCTGATTCGAAGTGCTCAGGGTCAAGCTCAAGATCAATGATCCCGTCGCCAAGTTGCAGTCCCACATACTGAATGAGATCGCTTTTAAGTGTATCAAGTGTTATATCGCTGGTATTTGCCATGTTACAAGAGCGTCCTTTCCGCTCTTGTATTTATTTTAATGTGCCTTTAAGATAATGATATGTTCGTTGCCGCGACCGTTGAATTTAATATCAGTGGCTTTGATATGGTTGAAGTTCTTACGAGCCGCGGGCTTGCCTACTCCTGTAATAAGTTTAAGTTGCTCTGCTGGTTTACGCAGTGTTTTCATTACAGTTTTAGCAGTGTCAAGACCAACAATACTGCTACCTTTAACAGTAAACACCTTAGAGTATTCATCTGCTACTACATGAATCAACTTACGAGTTTTGATATTGTATAACCACGCTTCACTTGCATCCACAAGTTTAGTTGGACTTTCGCTCTTAAGGTTAAGGTCTGCAAATTCCTTGCAGAACTTGAACGTCTTAACCAATTGTGCAGGTGTTTTCTTCTTGATTGCTCTTGGCTTGCGTGTTGCTTTCTTTAGCTGTATATAGTTGTCGCAGTCTGCCACACTCTGCTCTAAGAACTTGATAAAGTTACGCACTTGTATCTTACCAAGATGACCGTATCCTTCTTTTAATTGATCACACTTGCCCTCTTGCACTTCCTGCATTTCTTCCAACATAAACTGCAATGGATTGCGAATGATATCGATAGCTTGTGCAGGTGCTTCGTGAATGCGGAGTTGTTCCATTACACTAAACTTTTCAGGATTTTTGTAGTCACCCTCTACAAAGTCGTCAATAACTTGTTCAACATACCCACCAATAGTTGCGGCTTTGTCACGCATATAGTCTTGCACACTGCGTTGTGGCTTTTTATCTTCAACAGTTGCATTTTCGTCAACAGCAGGACGCACCTTGCTCAACACTTTATCAATGTTTTCTTTGATGCTCTCACTAACAGGCCGTAGATCCCCAACAGTACCACCTAGACTGTTCCAATACTCGTTGTGTTCTGGGTGCATGTCTGGCATGCCTTTGCGTAAACACACAGCATAGATAACACTTGCACTCAACCCATCTGCACCAACAGTTTTTATATCACGAATTTGATCTGCTTTATAGCCAATGTCTTTCATCCAAAGATACAAGTCTTTGATCAAGTCTGAAATCTTGTAGGTTTCGTAGTAGTAACGCACTGCCATATTGCGGAAGCTGTGGAACTCTGCTCCGCTCATTTCTAGTGCGCCTTCAAAACTGGGATCTAGTTGTGCGCCTTTGGGTTTGCGTGTTGCTTTTTTTACCGCCATGTATCTACTCCTGTCATTCAACTTGTACATAGTAATGTAGTTTTGTGTTTAGGTCAACCTAAAATTTTCTAGCCAAAATGCAAAAAAAGGTTGACCTATAGGCTAGTTGTGCTATTATATATGTATAGGTTAACAAAACGGAGCTAGAACGTTATGTCAAACACTAAAGCAATTATCCCAACTCGTGAAGAACTTTGTGACTACATTTATTATCGTCACAAGGACGCTTATGGCGTTAAGGGTCGTTTTTACGACTTCGATGCTATGAGCTATGCGGAGCTTGAAGCAGAGGCGGTCCGTCTCGATGAGGCTGCTATTGAGCAAGAAGCTCATGAGCGCCGCTGTGATGCTGAGGCTATCATAGAGTTCCGTGCAAATATCCGCCGTGTGCGTGACATTTGCGGTTGTGACCGTGATAGCGCAATTCGTTACATGCTGGACGAATTCCGTGGCGAGTATGACGCTGGGTACGTTTGTTTCGTACTGCGTCTTCCTTATAGTATGCAGAAGTACATTGAGCCTCGTTTGGCGGAGCTCAATGATAGTGCTCCTGAAGAGGAGTTTGTTGAAGCATATGATGATCTGGAGGTAGCGGCATGATCCGTTTTTGGTTAGTTGATAAGGACGGTAATGTTGTATTCAACACCGTCGACAAGCAGGAAGCATATGAGTATCAGAATCGTCGTCGTCCTGATACAGTTTTAAAAATGGTGCGTGTATGAAAGAAGCATTTTTAGACGCAGTTATGATGCTTTGTTGGTTTCAGTTTGTGCTACTTGTAGCATTCAGATTTTTCCACAACATTCCGCATCCTGCATTCTTGCTAGCAACAGCATGTGCAGGCATTGGGTTTGTGCTACTAGTACGCAGGGTACGCAAAAGCATTTACGCATAGGTAGACAAAGCGGTAAATACAGCTAAAGGATTAGCTGATGCCGCGTTTGTCACTGTACAGCCCCCAAAGGCGTAACGATTACAAATTTTTAGATAGAACCATTGCCGAAATGTATCAAGTCGGTGGTGTAGACATGTTCATTCACAAATATCTTGGACCAAAACCTCATGGCGATGATAGTTCAAGTCAAACCGGTGGCACACAAGACGCAACACAGCCAGCTTACAGTACAGAAAATCCATTGTTTATCGAAGATTTGTTCTTGTTAGAAAACAGGGATAGAGCGTACTCGCCAGACATTTACCAGATGCGTGGTGTTTACAATCAACAAGATCTTGATTTTGATCTTACTCAATTTGGGTTGTTCTTAAATAACGATACGTTGTTTATTACGTTTCATTACAATGCAATGATTGATACCATTGGACGTAAACTTATGAGCGGCGACGTGCTTGAATTGCCCAATCTTAGAGATTTTCATCCGCTAGACAGTAATATACCCAGAGCTATACCAAAATATTATGTAATACAAGATGCAGCGTTTGCAAGTGAAGGCTTTAGCCAAACTTGGCTTCCCCATTTATGGAGAGTAAAAGCAACTCCACTTGTAGGTGCTCAAGAATACAAAGACATTCTGGATAAACCATTTGCTACGGATAATATTTGGGACAACGGTAATTACTATCCTAAAGGAAGCATTGTAAAAAATGGTGCTACATATTACCTCGCAATAACAGATGTTCCAGTTGGTACAGAAATTACCAACACAACTTATTGGTCATTGTATACACCTTTATCAGAATTACAAACTTTTGGCACAGTTACAAAGGATACAGAGTTAAATGATGCCATTATTTCACAAGCAGAATTTGAGGTTCCTGCATCAGGTTACGACAATACTAAGTATTACTTGGTTAATACTAACAGAGACGGAACACCTGGTACACCAGCAGGCTATAATACAAGCCAGACTGATATTACAGTAGACACATCAAATATCAATGCTGATCAACAACCAAACACCCCACAAGATTTTGGGTACATTCAAGGTTATCTTACAGGAACTGAACTTGCTCCTAACGGACTTCCAGTTGAAACTGGTATTTCTTTTCCCGGAGATCCAGATCAAGGAGATTATGTGTTACGATTAGATTATTATCCAAACAGACTGTTTAGATACGATGGCAACAGATGGATTAAGATTGAGGACAATGTGCGCACAGACTTAAGCAATGATAGTGATAGTACTACCCAACGCAGTGGATTCATTAACAATACTAACTCAACTCCTACACAGGATAGAGGTAGAATACCACAACGTCAATCGCTAAGTAAAATGCTTAAACCAGAGGCCGATAATTAATGGCAGCAGTACAATTTTTTTATGATGAACAAATACGCAGATTTTTATTGCAGTTTACACGCATCTTATCTGGTTTCCAGGTTGAATATGGACGAGATGATGAAGGTGTAAAAGCACTCTATAGAGTTCCAATTCGTTACGGTGATGCTTCGAGACAAGCACAAACAATACTGCAAGAAAACAGTGCAAATAGTTTACCCAGTACACCACTGATGACATTTTATATCAGTCAGCTTACATACGCAAGAGGCAGAGTACAAGATCCTACGTTTGTAGATAAGAAAAACATCAGGCAAAGAACCTGGGATGAAGAGTCTGAGATTTACGAAACTACCCAATCGAATGCGTTTACAGTTGAACGTGTTATGCCAGTGCCTTATGATCTTGAAATAACACTAGACATCTGGACAAGCAACACAAATCAAAAATTACAAATTTTAGAACAAATTTTGACATTGTTTAATCCAAGTTTTGAAATTCAAAGCACTGACAGCTTCATTGATTGGACCAGTTTAAGTGTAATTAACCTGTCTAGCACTAATTGGAGTAGTCGTTCAATACCAATGGGTACAGAAAATCCTATTGATATTGCTAGTTTAAGATTTGAATTACCGATGTGGATCACTCCTCCAGCAAAAGTGAAAAAGCTAGGAGTTGTTCAAAAAATTATTTCAAGTTTATATGATGCGGAAGGCAATCTGAGTGATGCTATAAACAACGATGATTTGTTATTAGGTACTAGACAAAAAATTACACCTTTTGGATATCAAGTTTTATTGTTAGGCAATCAGTTACAGGTGCTATCTCGAGAAGCAGTTGTCGACGGAAACACGGGAATTGATGTTCCTGAAAGTCCGCCGAGTAATGAATTTTGGCATGCTGTAATTGATTTGTACGGCGAACTAAAAGCTGGGATCAGTCAGATTCGTTTACAAAACAAATACGATAATAGCGTGATTGTTGGAACAGTAGCTTACCATCCTAGTGACGATAGATTTTTGTTGTTCACAATAGACGAAGATACAATACCCTCAAATACCCTTTCTCCGGTAAACGCCATAGTTGATCCACAACGTAAAGGCC